AAATGACGGAAAAGCNGANGGTCAGGGTCAAGGCNGNCGGGGTTCCCCGCAACGCCCGGCCGACCGCCGCCTATCTGCGCGATACGCCTTCGGGTGTGATCGCGTCCCGGCCGGCTTCGCTTCGCGAGCATCGCGACGAGGTTCGGCGGATCTGGTGGCGCGCGGCCGGCCTTGCGATGGATCTGATCCAGAATTCAGGTCGCCTTCGCGGCGCCACCGACCAGATCATTGCCGATACGGTCGGCGTCGAGCTGGCGCTCAACCCGAAGCCGGATCTGACGCGGTTCGGCTACAGCGACCGGGAAGCCATCGAGTGGGTGCGGCTGGTCAAGGGGCGGTTCAAGACCTGGGCATGGAACCCGATCGAGTGCGACTTCCGTGCCAAGTTCACCCTGCCGCAGCAGACAGACATCGGCATCCGGCACTGGCTGGCCTTCGGTGAAAGCCTCGGCGTCGTCGATTATCTGCCACGGTCACAGCGCCTGCCGGGCTGCCGGACGGGCACCAAGTTCCTGATGCTGCAGCCGCAAAAGCTGGTGCAGGACACCAACGAGTTCGAGGGGCTGTTCCAGGGCGTCGTCCATGATGCCTATGGCCGCCCGACGCACTACCGCTTCGAGGAAAAGCGGGCCGGTATCACCGCGAAGCGGGATTATCCGGCACGCGACCGCGACGGGCGACAGCTGGTCATGCATGCCTTTGACCCGTTCTCGTCGGACGACGTGCGCGGGATCTCTGTTCTCGCCTCGACGTTCCGCAAATATCTGATGGCGGAGAACGTCGACGATGCGGCGGCGCAGGTGCGTTTCCTGCAGACGATCTATGCCGTGACGCTGACCAGCGACCGGCCATCGGCAGATGCCTTCGAGGCCCTGGAGGCGCTCAAGGAAACCGGGGCGGACAATGCCGCGGACATCGCTACTGACTTCGTCGACTATTTCAAGGCGCAGCTCGACCGCGCCGCCGAAAGCGAAGTGCGGCTCGGCGCCGGCGCCGGCGTGTCGCACCTGGCGCCCGGCGAGAAACTGGAATTCCAGACGCCGGACGCACCGGGCACGGACTATCCGGAGTTCATAGGCGCGCTGCATCGCGAGACGGCGCGGGCGCTCGGCATCAGCTATGGCGGTTACACGCTCGACTATACCGCGGCGAACTACGCCTCGACCATGATGGAGAATTCGGCGCTTTGGCCGATCGCGCAGCGGCGCACCGACCGGATCGCCGCGCCCCATGTGCTGGTGCCCTATGCCAGCTGGCTCGATGAGGAGATCGAGGAAGGCCGGATCCCGTTCAAGCCCGGCGTCGAGGTCTANCGCGCCAACCGGGACGCCATCCAGTGGGCCATATGCCTCGGCCCNTCNAAGCCNACGGCCGACGACGTGAANCGCGCCAAGGCCGCCAGCGANCGNNTCGCCAATGGANCNTCGACGCTCGAGGATGAATGCGCCGAACTCGGCAAGGATCCTGANGAAGTCTTCGAGAGCCGGTTGCGCTGGCACAAGCGATACAAGGACGCCGGCATGCCGTCGCCGTTCGAACGGGGCCTTCCGAGCGATCCCTCCGNGGGCGGNGAGGANGAGGANAAGCCNNCCTCGGNCAAGCANAAGGCNGATGCCTGATGGCGATGGTGACGATCAACGGGGCCAGCGTCGATGCGGACGATCCGTGCGCGCTCTACCAGGCGCTCTATGCCGTCAAGTTGCGCATGCTGTCCGGCGAACAGGTCGGCGAAATGTCGATCCAGTCCCCGGTGACGCGGGAAGCGGTCGTGTTTTCACCGGGTAGGCTGGCGGATCTGGACAGGGAACTGGTGCGGTTGTCGGAAGCCTGCACCCTCAAAACGACTGGCCGACGCGTCACGCGTCGCTGGAAGTTCCGGTACTGAAGGACAATCGATCATGACCATTCTCGTGAATGGCGAACTCGTGCTCTACGGGTTCGTCGGCGAAAGCTATTGGGGTGACGGCTTCACGGCGCGTGAAGTCCTCGATGCCCTGGCCGAGATCGGCCGCGACACCGATGTGACCGTTCGCATCAATTCGGGCGGTGGTTATGTCGATGACGGGATCGCCATCTACAACGCCCTTTATGCCCATAAGGGCAAGGTCACGGTTCAAATTGACGCAATTGCGGCATCCGCCGCGTCCGTCATCGCCATGGCTGGCGAGGAACGGGTCATGCGCAAGGGTGCGCTGATGATGATCCATGATCCATCAGGCGGGATCTGGGGCACGGCGGCCGACATGGAACGCTTTGCCAAGGTCATGGAGAAGCAGGCCGACAACCTCGCCTCGATCTATGCCGATGTGACCGGCGAGGATCCCGACGATATCCGCGAAGACATGAAGGCGGAACTCTGGCTGACGGCCGATGAGGCNGTCGAGCGCAGCTTCGCCACGTCCGTCGCGGACATCAAGGCGCGCACCGTCGCNGCTCATGACTACAGCCTTTATGCCCATGCTCCGGAGCGCCTTGTCGCGCTGTCNGCCAAGAAGGACTGGACCNGAGCCAGGGCAGAACTCCCCGCAAAGGCTTCCGCCAATGCGAAACCCAGCATCGACAAGGAGAACCGAACGATGACTGACAAAGCCACGGCGGAAAACCAGCCCGCCGATACCGAAAAGCTGGTTGCGGANGCNGTATCCAAGGCGCTCGCAGACAGCAAGGCACGCNTCAAGGCCATCATGGCCAGNGANGAAGCCAAGGGGCGCGAAGAACTCGCCGAGTATTTCGCGCACGANACCGACATGCCNGCCGAGGCCGTTGTCGCGGCNCTGGCAAAGGCACCGAAGGCGACTGCCGCCGCCGGTCAGACGCCTGCGGGCCAGACCTATGAGCAGCAGCGCACCGCTGCGGCCAATCTCGCAATGCCGAGTGCTTCGGGTTCCGACCAGAAGACCAAGGCAAGCCTCAACCCGTCGGCGATCTTTGCCGCTCGCCGCAGCGCCCAGAAGGGAGCCTGACATGGAGACGTTCACCGAAAAGGCGCGCAATCTCGCCTTCCTGCTTTCCGAGGCCAATGGCTATCTGTCGCGCGAAGTCCTGACGATCGCGTCCGGCTCCGGCGTTCTCGAAGCCGGNACCGTGCTCGGCAAGATCACCGTCGGCGGCAAGTATGTGCCGTCCCCCAATGCCGAAGTCGTTGGCAAGGAGGGCGCCGAAACCGCTCTTGCCATCCTCGGCTACGGCGTCGACGCGACCGACGCAGATGTCGATGTGGTGTGCGTCACCAATGACGCCGAAGCCAAGGAACCGATGCTGCTGTTCGATGCCAGCGTCAATGACAGCACCAAGCGCGCCGCCAAGCTGACCCAGCTTCGCGACCGTCAACATCAAAGGCCCCGTTAAGNNGGACCGACGACCCATGACGCGCACCCAATGTCCATACCGGCGANCCCTTCAGCCTTGAAAGCCTGACGGCCGCCGTGAATTCCGAGCCGGGCCGTCCCGGACACGATCTCCGCCTCCGGGCTTTTCGATGAGGACGGCGTCAACACGACGATCGTCAGCATTGAAATGCGCGACGGCAAGCTCGGCCTGGTCGAGCCGTCGGCGCGCGGCGGCGTCGGCGAAACCGTCGACGACGAGACCCGCAAGAAGATACCCGTTCGCGATCGAGCACTACCAGCGCAATGACAGCATCCAGGCCGACGAGGTCCAGAACGTCCGCGCATTCGGCACCGAGGACCAGCTGGAAGTCATTGAGGATCGCGTCAACCGGAAGGCGCAGCGCCATGCGGCTGACCTGACCATGACCCTCGAACACCAGCGCGTCGGCGCGATCAAGGGCATCGTCACGTCCAAGTCCGGCGGGGTCCTGATCGATCTCTTCAATGCCTTCGGGATGCCGGTACCGGCGGCCGTATCCCTCGAGCTCGACGTTGAGGCGACGGACGTTTCCTCGCTGTGGCAGGATGTGATCTACTCGGTCGAGGACAGCCTCGACGAGCCCTATTCCGGCATCAAGGTCTATACCGGCCGTGACTTCCACCGCTCCTTGTGGCGCCACAAGTCCGTCCGCGATACCTTCCTCTACAACTCCGGCGCCGAGGTCCTGCGGCGCGATGTTCCCGATTCCTACACCTGGGGCGGGGCAGTGTGGGAGCGCTACAAGACCGGGGCAAAGGCCACGGCCGACCTGGGTGCTCCCTATATCGCGGCGAACGAGGCGCGCGTCGTCATCGAGGGCGTTCCGGACCTGTTCATCACCCGCTTCGGGCCGGCNGACTACAACGAGACCGTCAACACCAAGGGCATCCCGTTCTATTCCCGNGCGATCGAGAAGCTGAACAAGAAGGGTTANGACCTCGAAGTGCAGATGAANGCGGTTTCGCTCTGCACCAAGCCGCAGATCCTGCGCAAGCTCACGNTCACCTGATCAACGGTTCAGACAATGAGGAGGCCGGGTTCGCCCGGCTTCCTGTTTCCAGGCGCCATCATTCGATGGCCCCCGGCAACAGGAAAGGATGGTCCGATGGCCAAGAAAATCTGCATCTGCAGAAGATGCGGTTGCCGCGGCAAACGCCAAGCTGGACAAGGTCGGTGACGACATGGTCGCCAAGACCGCGGCCGAGGACGAACTGAAGGCGGCGGAAGCCGCGCTCGCTGCGATCAAGGCCTGATCCATGGATTTCGCCCAAGCCCGCGCACGCCTGCCGTCGATGACGCGGCAGGTGTTCGGCGAGCCGTGCACCATCATTCCGATGGCGGCCGGCCGCCTGAAAAGCGGGCTGGACGGCACGCGCTCACAGCAGAGCGGAGTGCTCGGGCGGTTCGATTTCGACCCTGAGGAATTCTCACTCGGGGGCGGGCG